TATATGATAAATTAAATAAAATATATGGAAAGGATGCCTCAAAATATACTCAAAAATGGTCAGGAGAAATGGTTGAATATCTATTAAAAGAGGCAAGAAAAGAAAAATGGAATGTTATTTTAGAAGGAACTCTTAGAAAGGCAGAGTTACCTACAAGAGAAGCAAAAGATTTTAAAGAAAATGGATACTCTGTTGAATTATATGTAGTAGTTGTGAAACCTGAAAAATCTTATTTAGCTACCTTACAAAGATATGAAGAAATGATAGTAAGATGTAGAATTCCAAGAATGACTCCAAAGGAACATCATGATTTAGTAGTCAATGATATTGGAAATAACTTAGAAACTATATATAATTCAAAAGCTTTTGATAATATAAAGCTTTTTGATAGAGAAAATAATCTTTTGTATAATTATAAAGAAAGTCCTGATATTAGTCCAAAAATTATTTTAGAAAAAGAATTTTCTTATAGATGGAAAAAAGAAGAAATAAAAAAATTTGAAGAAAAATGGCAACTTTTAATAAAAATGATGGAAAATAGAAAAGCTTCATTCAAAGAAATTTCTGAATTAAAAAATGAAAAAGAGAAAATTTTTTCAAAAATTTCTAATCATAAATAAAAAAAGTTATCTTATTATAAGATAACTAAAGTTTCATATTATGGCGGTGAGAGAGGGATTTGAACTGCATTATATTATACACTTTTTGATAATTTTTATTTTTTTAATCTTTTTTTGTAGCTATCGTTATTTTTTGTTTATTATAATCTTTTAATATTCATCCTTCTTTCACTCACGCTAATATCTTAAGTTGTTAAGTTTAACTATTATATGTTTATTATACTTTATATATTTAGAAAAACGCAAGATATTTTTATATCTTTTTTTATTTTTCAATTATAAATAAAAAAGCAGGAATAAGATCCTGCTTCTATGCTTGTTCCTTATAATAATATCCTAGCATTAAATTCCCATCTAACTCTTCTTTTGCTTCAAATAACATTATATCACTTATATTTCTTCTTATCCTGTCTTCAAGTTCTATATTACTATTTGACATAGTAATATTATAAATTAATTCTTTTGCTCTTTTTACTTCTTTAGTTCTTCCAATTTCTTTTAAGGCATTATCTATATCTGTAATACCTTTTAAGTTCTTAACCCTTTCTTTATAATACCCTAATACTGTTCCTACTGCTGTACTAAATTCTTTTAATTCCATTTTTTACCTCCATAAAATTTTATTCTCTTTTTAGAGTACATTTTATGTTTAAAGTTCATTTTTTATAGTAAAGCACTTTTTATATTTCAAAAGCTAATTTTCTTGCTTCTGAGAGATTTTCCCAATGTAACCCTATTCTAAAATTTTCATCATCTTCACGAATTATGTCTGCTATTTCTTTTAAGGAATCTTTATTATTTGTATCTAATTCTCTTCCTAAGTCATTTGCTATTTCTTTTAAGTTTTCAGGCATATTTTCAGAAGAAATATCATCTAAAAATTCTAAAATTTTAATATCATTGATATATAAAGTATTATCATTTTTATTATAATCATATAAATCTTTTAAAATAGTTTGATAACAATCTTCTACTATATCTTTAAATCCGTGAAAAATATTGAAATTTTCTGTTTTTTTCATTATTTTATATATTTCTATTAAATACTTTATACAAATATCACTTACATGATACCAATGTTCAGTCTTTTCATTTCTAGTTTTTTCTTTATCTAATAATCTTTCTTTTAATAATTTTATTTCAAAATTAAAACTTCTTATATACTTAAAGATTTCATTGTCAAAAATACTACTATCATCTATAAAGTCCCAATTAAAATCTCTCATTGGATGCTTTCTATAGCCACTTTCTTTATTATCCTTATGTTCTATAAATCTTGCTACATCACATATAAAATTGTTTACTAATTTAATTTCTAATTTTTCCATTTTACTCCTCCTTATTTTTTCAACAATATTTTTAATGCTTCTCTTACTGTTTCAGCTATTGAATTTCCTGTCTTTTCATTGTATTCAAGAACTTTTTCATAAAGTTCTTTATTTAATCCTATTTTTATACTATAGCTAATAGGGTCTTTTGCAGGAGGTCTTCCCATCTTTTTTATACCTTTCATTTTTCCTCCTTGATTTTAATTGATATAAATGTTATAATAAATTACAAATTCAAAGTTGACGTTTTCAAGCCTTCTTAGTTTAACTAAGAGGGCTTATTTCTTTTTATTTAGTTTTATTAATACTATTATCACAAGTATTAATGTGATAGGTTGTAATATATCATTTATAGCTCTTAATACTTCCATTGTATTCCTCCTAGTTTTTAATTTTTTAAAGGAAGGTAAGGGAGATTGGAGGAGTGAAATCACTCTCAAACCTCCTTTCTCTCATTACATCTTATTTCTCACTATTTTCTCAATTGCTTGATAAGAACAATGATAGATAAGATGTAAAAGATTATCTCCAATACCTCCTTCAAAGTTGACATTTTCTCACCTCCTTATATATCTATTATACTTTAAAGGTTCAAAAAAGTCAAGTTATTTTTTTGAACCTTTAAAGTTTTTTTTATAAAAAAAGGACAGAGTTGAACTGTCCTTTTATTCTTTCTTTTCTCTATCTTCATCTTTCAATTGTTCTAATGCTTTTTTTAATTTCTTAGGGACAGGTACTCCTGCTTTAGCAGCATTTTCTACAATACTTAATAATTCAGTTGCACAATAAAATATTCCAACTAAATTTCTAAAACCAATACCTGGAACTAATCTGTGCATTAAAGATGCTCCACATAATAAAGCTAAAATCCATAACTTCTTTTCTATTCCTTTATATGCTCTTTTTGAATTTAGATTCTTTAACTTATATCCAGCATATACTCCTGATGCATAATCAATTAACATTAGCCCCATTAAAACCTTTGCTAAGGTATCAAATCCACCAATAAGCCAAATTAAAAAAGCAATAAAATATGCCCACATTTTTACTATAAATGCTCCAACTTTTACTATGAATGCCCCCACTATACCAACCCCTAATTACAATTTAAGTATCTTTTTCCAATGATCATAATAAGATATAGCTTCATCTGTTTTATCTATTACTGCCTTATCTTTATAGCCTTCATTATCTTTTTTCTTTCTCCAGGAAGTTTCTCCAAATAGCCTTACAGCTCTATACATAGCTTTTCTTTTTAAAAATCCCACATTCAATTCTCTCATAATATGTAAGAAAATTTTATCAGCTAAAGTTCTATTTATTCCTGTTGTATTGTGTTCACTGTAAAGAAAATCATGAATAACAGCAGCTGGAGTATATTTCCCAAATGGAGGGAATATAGCCCAAAATGAACGAGGAACAGAAGCTAAATCTGTAATAAAGCCTTTGGGTACAGTAATCCTGTACCCATTAACTTCATAAATATAATCCTGGAATAACTCTTGTTTTCTTCCATCTGAAAGAGGATGTATTAATAACTTAGTTTTCTCCATCTTCCTCATTCCCTTTAATGTCTATTTTATAGCTATTAGCAAAAATGTCAGAAAACTTTTGTAATGTTTTTTCTATAATATCAATCATTCTTTTTTTACTAATAAATCTTATAATTACTATTCTAGCTATCCAAGGTAAACTAGAAGTTCTGTATAATATAAAGTTAATTGCTGCTTCTAGTTTTTTTCTGCCTTCTCCACTATTAAATGACTCTTCTGATACAATTACAGCTTGTCTAAATAAATTAACATATTGTTTTCTATTATAAACAATATAAATTAAAATTGCTCCTGCTACTGCTATCCATACCCACTGTTCTGTATTAAAACCAGCTAAATATCCTATTGCTTTATTAATTAAATCCTTCATTTTTTTCCTCCTACTATTTTATACTATTTATAAAATCAACTATAAAATGTGCCATTTTTCTTACATCTTTAAATTTGCTTGCTTCTTCGTTAGTTCCGAAGAAGGGTTCAACCAAAACATAAGTACAATTTGTATTGCATATTCCATAACCTCCTCTCGTTTTGGAATCAGTAATGAGGATTATCCCCTCTGTTTCTACTGTCTTTTCTATCGTTATTTCCTTACCATTTTTATCTATTTTCTTTTCTTTTAATTTGTTCCATTCTTTTCTTATATTACTTCCATACTCAGTTTTTAATTTTTTCATAAAAAGTTCAGCATATTTTTTAGCTTGTTCATTCTTAAAATAAACTAAACTTTCACATCCATTTGCTTGTTGAGAAGCAGCATTAAAATGTAATTCTAAAGCTAATTCATAATTATGCTTATTAATTTCAGCAACAACAGGTTTCATTTCTTGGATGTAGTTTTGTTCAGGTTTTCTTGAGTAAATATCAATATTATCATCTAAGTTATTTATCACATCACAGACATCTCTCCAGTATTCATATTCAGATAAATTTAAATATTTACTGTATGCTCCTTTTCCTCTTGGATTATGTCCAATCACTAATGCAAATTTTTTCATATTTTACCTCTTTTCTTTTTATTCCCATTTAATAGCTTCTAGTTCTTCAACATTTTTAACTTTTAATATTTTTTTAGTTATAGCAGTGTATTTGTTTTGTGCAGTTATAACTCTTAATATCCAAGAAAAATAAATTAAATTTAATTCTCCAAGAGGTATATCTACAACAGAATCATCTTTTAATCTCCAAGGAGTTGTTAAAGTTTTTAAAAGATTTTTTAGCTTTCCAACTTTCATTGCACCTTTTATTTTTTCTTCCAGTTCTTCAGTAATTGGTATTCCCAATGTTACTAAGGCTTGTTTAATTACATTATAGTCTTCTGTTTCTCCAGCAATGTCTAACGCCATTTTTACACGCATAAAATTAATCTCATCGTATTCTTTCATTTGGAAAATCTTACCATCATGCTCATAAGAACCAAACATCTTGTCCAATAGAATTTCTCTGAACTTGTGTTTAAAAGTTCTCTTAACATCTTCCATATTTATATCCCAAGTATGAGTTATAGTGTTCCAGGTATGATAAGAGCTTGGCTGTGGAATAAATTTTAATTTTTTATTTTCAATATACTCCCCAGGTGTTAATTGAATTTCAATATCTTCTTCTATAAGCTCATTTCTAGTCATTTCTCTTATACTATTAGTTGTTACATCATAAGTCGGATATTTGAATGGTTCATTTTTTTCAACTACTATATAATCATCTTTGTTTAATTCAGGGTAATCTAAAAATAAATTATTATCCATAAAATCTCTAACTTCATTTGCTGTTAGATTTACTGTGAACTTTATCTCTGCTTTTTTTTGTTTTGTATATATGTAGAACATATTTTTACTCCTTTCAATTTTAAATAGATTTTTAAATTTATTCAGATTTTTATAATTAAAAATGCTATTTTGAGTGTCTTATATATAAAAATCTTAGAAATTATATTTAAGAAAAATATAAAAATATGCTCAAAGCTACAAAATAAAACTATAAATTCTTTATAAATTTAAAAATCTCTATACTTTTTTACTAAAAAATACCTAGTTTTTTTCTTGCTACAATAAGAGTATTTCTTATTTCAGTAGCACTTGTTTTCTGTATATAATGCTTACTTGTAACCCCACTGCTACTATGATTTGCATAACTACTTGCTAATCCTAATCCAGCAAGATTATTAATAAGATTTATAGCTGTTTTCCTTAATGTATGAGGGTATAGATCCTCTATTCCTAAAATTTTTCCTAACTTTTTAATTCTTCCACGAATAGCTCCTTGTGTCATTTGCTTATATGTATTCTTATATTTTGTAATAAAAAGCCATTCACTTTTTATTTCTTTATTTTTTCTGTACTCTAACCATTCTTTTATTAAATCTTTACATTTTTGGAAAAAGAAAGCATTTACTATATAACCCTCTTTTTCTTTAACATCTTTGAAATATCCATTTTCTAAGTCTAATTGGCTTAGTTTTAAACTTTGAATTGCTGATATCCTACATGCACTATCTAAAAATAGTTCCCAAAGTATCCTATCTTGCAAATCATATTTTTTAGATTCTACTTGCATGTAGAGTCTTACAGTTAAAATTTGTTCTGTTGTTAAGAAATAACTGCTTCTAACCTTATCTTTTTCTGTGAATCTAAGTCTATCTAATTTGCTATCAAATGGATGATACTTGATTTTATTTCTTCTGACACACCAAGCATAAAATGTACTTATTGAAGTAGTTTTATTCATTAGTGTTCTTTTACTATTTCCTAAACTTCTACAATAATTTCTATAACTTTCTATTATTCCTGGCATTTCTAAAAGTGTATCTTTACTTAGTAAAAATCTATTTTTGTAGTTTTTTTGAAACCATACTAGGAATAACTTAAAATTATTGCAATATGTTTTATAAGTTGTTTCCCAAGTCTCCCAATTACTGCTTCTACAACTATTTAAATACTCCAAATAAATTTCCACATTTTCTTTTTTTAGATTTTCTAAAATCATTAATTGCATATCTAAACCTCCTAATTTTAATAGATTTATTATACAATTCTTAAAATAATGGAAAATCTGTATAAAATTGAACATAAAACTGATTATGATGTTTTAACAATTTTAAACAGAAAATTTGTAGTAGGCTCATTAGAAACTAAGGGGTCTACTGCTTCAAAAACATTAACAGCTAATGGTTTTAGTTTTAAAAATTCTATAGTAATGGCTACTGCTAAAAAAGATAATTGTTCTGTTGCAGTTATACATAGTGGAGATAATTTAGACTTTTCTACTCTAGATGCAACTAGTGGAAATGTGCAAAATGGTATTTGCAAAGTTGATTTCTTTATACTCTTAAGGAATTAAAATCTTTAAATAGTTCCTATTATAGTTAGTTCTATAGACTGGTTTCCTGCAGCATATAATCTAACTTGTTTAGTTGCTACTATTTTAGAATAATAATCATGAACTACCTGTCTCATAAGATGTTCAGCATTTTGTCCTTCAGTGATATATCCAGTTAGAAATATACTAAATATATTTTTAAAGTCACTCTCAATTTTTACAGTTCTAACTCCTGCTATATTAGGGGTACAGTTTATGGTTTCTATACAAATATTACCTATTGTAAATATTTTATTATTTTTAACTTTAATGAAATTTTCCACTGTGGAAAATTTATATACAACTAAAGAAGAAAAAACAAAATTAACTTTGTCACAAATTAATAATGTAAATCTAAATTCCATTATAGAATCAGGTTTTTATACTTCATCTGGATGGAGTAACAATATTGTAGGACTCCCAGCTGAATTAAATCATAATGAAGGAAGAGCGTTTTATTTAGTTGTTTTCTCATTAGAAAATGGTGCTTACTGTCAGCAAGTTCTGTACAGCTTT